TCAAATGGGTATGGAAATTTATCTTTTGTTTTCATCTGATGATGAAAATTTAGAGGAACAAGAAGTAGTAGACATATTTACTGAATTAAACACTCTTGATTTCTTAAGAACTCTAATGATTCCTCGTCATCATCTTCCTCCAAATACACCTCTTGTTTGGCCTCCAAATATACCTGTTGAACTACCTCATCTACCTGATATAATACCAGTTTTGTATGATGATTCTGGAGATATAATTCCTCAACCTCTACCACCTATTCCAACTCCTCCAGTTCCAGTTGATATGTATGCTCAAAATATGTTTGATTATATACTTTCGACTTTCCCAAAAGCGGAAAAGGAATATTCTCGTTCATATTATAAGGATAAAATCAGACAGAGAATTGTAAATAAATTATTAACAACAAGTCTTGAACAAATTAATTTTAACAAGTTGATACACAAAGCTATATTTGTATTGCACCAACCACTAGTAAATTTTCAAAAAACACTTAGAATTTTAATGAAATTATCCGACTATTTTTTCTACACAATGGCGCTGGTTATGGATACATATTGTTTATCAAGAGTATTTAAAAAGTTTGATGTTGAAACTGATTTTCAACCTAAAGAAACACATAATATAATAATTTATGCTGGTGATTTACATTCTGGTGTGTATTCAGAATTTATAGAAAATGAATTAGGTCACGAACCAGTATATAATGAAGGAGTTGTCAGTAGTCCAGACTATTCTTGTGTTCGTATTAATTTATCAACAGTTCTAAATAATATCCGATAATTCTCTTTATTCAAATATACTTTCCATTTGATTATAATTATTAATTTCAATATGAATTCATATTGAAATCTAGTATGATTCAATGCAAGAATTATTTTCAATTAAAAAGATATTTCTTGTAATAAATGCAACAAGAAACTACATTAGATGAAGGACATCATATGGATGTCTTTAGAATTCCCGAAATGAACCCTGAACTTTTAGATACATTTAGAGGGTTTACACCTGAGCAAAGTGATAACATAAGATTATTTATGGATACATATAGCGCAATTCATGTTTCAGGATTTACAGTGGAAGAAAAGGCTAGATTGAAAGAAAGACTATGGTATAATAAAGTTCTGGTTAAACTGCTAGATAACCTAGATGTTCATAAGACATATGCAGTAGATTATATTGAAGAACCCATATCTATCAAGATTTATCAGTTTAATAATAAAACTATATATTTATTTGGTGAACAACATCGACCTACATTTGGCCATTGTGGGTTCAGTATTCTACCTCCTGCTCCTCTGGTGCCTGGCGCTCCTCCTGCTCCCTTTTCTTTCTTTGGTCCTCCAATTAATTATGTTCCTGCTGCTTATATTCCACCTGTTGATACGTCTGGAACCATTATAGGTAGAATGTCAAATGAACCAGCTCAACCAGTAACAGTACCAGCACCAGCACCAGCACCAGCACCAGCACCAGCACCAGCACCAGCACCAGTACCAGCACCAGTACCAGCACCAGCACCAGCACCAGCACCAGCACCAGCACCAGCACCAGCACCAGTACCAGCACCCGTACCAGCACCCGTACCAGCACCAGCACCAGTACCAGCACCCGTACCAGCACCCGTACCAGCACCTCAACTTTCTTATCCTTTGATTCCTCCTGGTACTCAAACTTTACGATTTGATGAATGGATAAACCAACTAAGACAGTTAACACCTTCATTTTTTGATTTATATATTGAAGCCTCATTAGAAGGATTAGCAAACCCTATGAATGACATTGCTTATACTGATAATGATGCATTTCTAGAAGTCTATTTAGGTGTAAAAATGTTGGAAAGACAGGTCATAACTGCATTAAATAGTAATATTGATCCTCGTCCCTATATGTTTAATACTCACATGCTGCATTTGATAAATATTGCTCCACCATATCATAATATATGTAGGACAATTGTAAATGATAGATTAAATCTTCTTCTTCCTGCTCCTGCTCCTGTTCCTTATCTTGGACCTCCTCCTCCTCATCATGCTCTTATTCAACTTCCTCCTGGAATTTTTCCTGTTAATATTCCTCCTAACCATTTTCATATTGACCATCAAGATAATAATATAAACAATTTGATTAAACATGAATCAAATGTATTAAAAGCTATTTACTTAACTGGTGATATTCATCATATTGGTTCTGCTGGAATGTATGATTTTAGAACCAAATTTAGAAATTGCTTTATTCCTTCTACGAGAAAAACATTACCTAATTTCGAAGCTTGTAGGTTAGCAAGATTCCATAGTATTGACGCTAGGTATATGGATATAGCACCTATTAAAATAACACCAATAGAAATCGGATTCTCGATTTTACGAATTTTAAACAGACTTAATCTGACTACACAAGAGATGGTAGACCTATATAATGAAGTAAACACTGTTGATTTATTAAGAACTTTATTGATTCCTCGTAGTCCACCAGGTTATCCTCCTGCACCTGCACCTGCACCTGCTCCTGCACCTGCTCCTGCACCTGCTCCTGCTCCTGCACCTGCACCTGCTCCTGCACCTGCACCTGCACCTGCACCTGCACCTGCACCTGCATATACACAACCACTATTACCAGAACCACCAGAAGTTGTTTGGCCTCTTCTTTTTTGGCCTCCATCACCTGCTGGACTACCTGCTCTTCCAGCTCCTCCACCTCCACCTGCTGGCTTTTTTTTTGGTTATGCACCTATTCCAGCTCTGCCACCTATTCCAGCTCCTCCAGTTCCGGCTGATATGTATGCTCAAAATATGTTTGATTATATGCTTTCGAATTTCCCACAAGTAGCAAAGGAATATTCTCGTTCATATTATAAGAATAGAATAAGACGGAGAATTGTTAATAAGTTACTAATAGCAGATCAAGAGCCAAATCTACCAATTCCAATTATTTATTTTAACAATTTGATACATGAAGCTATATTTGTATTGACTCATCCACAAGTAAATATTGCAGAAACAGACAGAGTTTTACGACTGTTAACCCGATATTTTTTCTATGCAATGGCCCTTGTTATGGATACATATTGTTTATCAAGAGTATTTAAAAAGTTTAAACTTCGAACTGATTGTCAACCTACAGAAACAAACAATATTATAATTTATGCTGGTAATGCCCATACTGGAGTATATTCAGAATTTATAGAAAATGAATTAGTCGCACCTCGTTATAATGAAGGAACCGTCAGTAGTCCAGACTATTCTTGTGTTCGTATTAATTTATCGTCCAGAATCGCAGGTCTAAATATCCGATAAATGCAATTCAAGATTTAGGTTATAATACCAATGGTATTATAACTTTATTATTTCAATATGAAATCATATTGAAATAACCATTATTTTAGAATTATTTTAATTAAAAAGATATTTCTAATAATAAATGCAACAAGAAACTACATTAGATGTAGGACATCATATGGATGTCTTTAGAATTCCCGAAATGAACCCTGAACTTTTAGATACATTTAGAGGGTTTACACAACAGCAAAGTGATAACATAAGATTATTTATGGATACATATAGCGCAATTCATGTTGCAGGATTTACAGTGGAAGAAAAGGCTAGATTGAGAGAAAAACTATGGTATAATAAAGTTCTGGTTAAACTGCTAGATAACCTAGATGTTCCAAAGACATATGCAGTAGATTATATTGAAGAACCCATATCTATCAAGATTTATCAGTTTAATAATAAAACTGTATATATATTTGGTGAACAACATCGAGATACATTTGGTCATTGTGCTTCCAGTATTGCTGGTGGGGGTTGGCCTCCTCGTCATGTTCCTGCTGCTTATGTTCCACCACGTGATATTACTGGAACCATTATAGGTGGAATGCAAAATGAACCAGCCCAACCCCTACCAGCTCAACCTCCACCCGTGCCAGCACCTCAACTTTCTTACCCTTTTATTCCTCCTGGTACTCGAACTTTACGTTTTGATGAATGGTTAAACCAACTACGACAGTTAACACCTTCATTTTTTGATTTATATATGGAAGCTTCATTAGAAGAGTTAGAACAACCTCTTACTAGTGTTGTTCCTACTATTAATGAAGAATTTATAGACGTCTACGTTGGTGCAAAAAGAATGGAATACATGGTAACAGATGTGTTAAATAATGGTATTGATCCTCGTCCCTATATTTTTGATACGCGTATGATGAGTTTGCCAACCATTCACAATTCCGGATATACTCATATATCCAGGATATTTATAAATGATAGATTAAATGATCCTGTTCTTGGTCTTCCTCCTCTTCCTCCTCTTCCTCCTCTTCCTCTTCCAGCTACTCATCCTTATGTTCTTCTTCCTCCTGGAATTCATCCTGTTATTATTCCTAACCATTTTCGTATTGACCATCGGTCGAACCATATACTCAATATGATTAATATTTTAAGAAATTCATACAAAACTTTTAACTTAACTGGTAATAATATTCAACTTATTACTCCTAATCACGGAATGTATAATTTTAGAAACAAATTTAGAAATTGCTTTATTCCTTCTACGAGAAAAACATTACCTAATTTCGAAGCTTGTAGGTTAGCAAGATTTCATAGTGTTGATGCTAGGTATATAGATATAGGCATAGGTCAATCAATAACACCAATACAAATTGGTTACGGAATTCAAGGATTTTTAAGACAAGGTAAAATTATTGAGGGTCAAGACATAGTAGACATACATACTGAAGTAAACACTCTTGATTTCTTAAGAACGTTAATGATTCCTCGTCATCATCTTCCTCCAAATACACCTCTTGTTTGGCCACCATCACCTGTTGGACTACTTCCTTTACCTGCTATTATACCAGTTTTGTATGATGCTTTTGGAAATATAATTCCTCAACCTCTACCACCTATTCCAGCTCCTCCAGTTCCAGTTGATATGTATGCTCAAAATATGTTTGATTATATACTTTCGATTTTTCCACAAGTAGCAAAGGAATATTCTCGTTCATATTATAAGGATGAAATCAGACAGAGAATTGTACATAATTTACTATTACCAATGTACGCCCAACCACAAGTAATTAATTTTAACGAGTTGATACATCAAGCTATATTCGTATTGCATCAACCATACGTAAATCCTCAGGAAACACTTACAATTTTAGAAGATTTAAACATATATTTTTTCTTTTTATCAGCCCTGATTATGGATATATATTGTTTATCAAGAGTATTTAAAAAGTTTAAACTTCGAACTGATTGTCAGCCTGCAGAAACAAACAATATTATAATTTATGCTGGTGATTTACATGCTAGATTATATTCAGAATTTATAGAAAATGAATTAGGTCATGCGCCTATATATAATGAAAGAACTGTCAGTAGTCCAGACTATTCTTGTGTTCGTATTAATTTATCATCTATAATTGCAGGTCTAAATATCCGATAAATGCAATTCTCTCTCGGTTCAGGTTGTAATACCAATGGTATTATAACTTTATTATTTCAATTCCTACTTACTAGATTTATAGATTTAACAACTGTGGAACAATATACTTTTCACATTTGCTTTGATGCTTTACAAAAAGATTAATGAAAGACACATCTGTTGTTGCAATCTGTTTTACATAATGACTTGCTACACAATTGAACTTCGGATAGCAATCATCAGTCACAAAATCAGGACAAAACTCACAGAGAAAAAGAAAAGAAATAAGCAGACCTTGTGTAACAAACTCGATAGTCTGTTCAATAAATGTCTTGAACCAAGATGAAAAGCCATATTCAAAATTGGTTATCATTGGCCTATAAAGCAGTATCATGCTGTACAATTCAGATAGACGTAATGTCTTTTCATCACTTGATGTTTCATTGATGAATTCCCTGACCTTGAACTGCATATACTTGATAAAATAAAACCTGATTTTCCGTTGGTAAAATAACTTATTTACATCCTCATCTATACTGAAGTCAGTAGTTGAAGATTGAATCAGGAAACGAGTCAAATCTTTAACACTGTAATCTTTAGCGCTCACGACACTTTTGCTAACCAGTTTTGGATGAAGAGGATGTTCAATACACTCGTCAAGAGCAGTTTCAATCTCGTCCTTCTTGCTCTCGTCGATGTAAAAGTTACGGAAGATAATCATATTGATAATACTTGATGATGAATTCATAATACTTGTGCCTGATTTAACTTCCTTTTCCGTTTAAAAATCAATTTTTTCTCGTTTAGAAAAATACGTTTATTCCAAAGTTGATATTAATGAAGAGATTCACGCACAGACAGTAGTTAAATATAAATTCTTTAGCAGACCGGATTGAAGTGATTTCTCCTGGGGTCACATAAGAGTTGTTCTTAAACAAACTCGCAATAATGGTAATCATAACGATAACCAATAAAAATGCAGTCTCATTATAAAGGTATTCCTTATGACTGTTCTTCATTGATGTCAATATGAATATGCTTATACCAGTCATAAACGACATACTGAGTATGCCTTGATTTATACCGTCAAATTTAGACTTTTCTGTATCAAATGTACCGTATTCATCATATTGACTAAAGTAGTAGGTAATATAGGACATCAATATCGTAAAGAATATTATAGATTTTAACAAGCTCAATCGAGGTGTAACTTGATTAGAATAGAAAATCATAATAGCAATCATTACAGTTGCAATTATGCTTGAATAATAGAGAAACTTACCTTCTTTTGAATTATAATGATTATAGGTGTAATCCTCTGTTATATTTTTAATGGTATATCCAGATGAGATTGTCCCCTTATTTCCTAAGCCATCATCAAATTTATATACCATGGATTTTCTATCTACTGTTTTTGAAAAAACAGGGTCATACCAATAGAATCTAAATACAGAGTTTGGAAGTTCATCAGCAAGAAAGAATTTCTTTATAAGTTGTTCATCAGTATCGACGTGATTGGAAATAAACTGTTTACTGTTATAATTCAAGAGGTCTTTCCAGGTATGGTCTATATATTCATCTTCTGGATAAACTTTCAGCTGAAAACTTTCATTGTCTGTATTAGGTATAGATCTCCATACTTGGACCCAATATTTTATATTTTCATCAGAAGGTTCTCTAATAAACGGATCTTTATTATTCCATTTGACCCAGTCTTGAAAGTTCAACTTTGTTGGGTCATTTTGAGTTGTTGCCGTTTTAAGCATCTTCAGTTTCTCTTCTAGACTAGTTCTTAATAATTCCTCAATCAAATCTTTATTTTCAACATTGAATTTGATTCTATCGTTCATTTTTTTATTAATTCCTTGCTTCTGGATGAATGAGAAATATGCATTTTGAAAGATTATAAATACTATTATATACGAAAGTAGATATATGTTCAGCTTGTTCATTTATAATATGAATTATATTTAGTTGTGATACTTTTTTAGTATCAGAACTTTATTATGATTTCAATCTCTTTTTGAACTATTTCGATATTTTCCATAATCGTGCAAGTTCTCTTGTGATATCAACGGCCTTCATCTGAGGATTTCCATTTTTTACTTCTTCGCGATGTTTACGACAAAACAATACATAAGCAGTTGGTTCCTTCTGTTTACACGTTTCAACTTCCTTCTTAATCTTGATTACTTTTATGTTCTTCTTTTGTTTAATCACTTCCTCCTTGGTCTCTATAACTTCAAGCTTAACTTCAAGTTTAGGTTCCTCCTTGGTCTCGATAACTTCAAGCTTAGGTTCCTCCTTGGTCTCTGTAATTTCAAGCTTAGGTTCCTCCTTGCTCTCAATAACTTCAGGCTTAACTTCATCCTCCTTGGTCTCGATAACTTCAACCTTGGTCTCGATAACTTCAAGCTTGCTCTCGATAACTTCAGGCTTGCTCTCGATAACTTCAGGCTTGCTCTCGATAACTTCATGCTTAGGCTCAATCCAATTATCCAACTGTTCGAAATAAGTAGGGTCATCACCAAACATAATCTTGATATTATGTCTATTCAATATCGTATTCAGAATAACATATTTTTTTGATATTGAAGTCATCTTGCTTTTTAAGAAATTATTTAAACACAGACCATAAGAAACTTCAAAGCCTGGTCCAAGTACTATTTCATATTCTTCTTTTAATGATGGACAGCTCCAAAGTTTGGTTTCAACCGAGCCTTCAACATGTTGTTCCTTTTTCTCGAGTATTTTAATGACTTTCTGTCCGTTTTTATATTCAATGATATATGCTTCATCAGGACATCTGAACAGTTCAATATTATACTTGTTTTTTACATATGATTTCAAGCCGTTTTGCAATACAAAAACGACTACTCTATCTTCAAATGTCTTTGTCAGATAATAATCTTGCTTTTTTGCTGATAGGTGTTTCTTAACAAAACCATGAGAAAGCAATCTCTTTTCATTATCGGTTTTGAATTCAAACTTCTTTCCAAATAAGTTGGTGTTACTCCCACCAGCTCCAGTTCCTTTATTGGCTTCATAAACGTTTTCTACAATAACTCGACTTCTGAGTTTCTTTACAATTCGAGTTGTAGTCATAGGGATAGTTTCGGGATTTGCAATAGGATTCATTGTAATATGTGCTGATTTTTCATGTGTCGATTTATTAAAATTCAATTTAGTCACCTTATAATAGTTCCATTTTCAGCTTGAAAATTTAATTATTCTATGTAACTAAATTTAACTTTATTAACAAATTCCTGTAGTTCGTCAACTTTCTTTGTTTTTGGCATTTGTTGTGAGACTTCAATTAAACTATCTACAAATTCTATTGTATTCGGTCCATAACTACTACTAAACGATCTCCAATACTTGACTATGACCGGACTCCTTAACCACCAGAGATAAGTAACTATCCAAGGATATGAACCACCTTGATCATATTTTCCAAAAATGAGGAAATTTTCCATTACTTGTACGCACATAGCTGATATGTAAAATTCTATACCCAAACGTTTTTCAATAAATTCTGGATCATTTTCATATTTTTTTAGATTGGTAGGAGATATGTTTTCTGGTAGTTTTAATATAGAATCATTTTGTGCAATCTCTTGGAAAATACGACTGGAATAAGGATAATTTTCAGAACATATCTTATATATATTCGACCAATAGTCTGAATTTTTTAGCATATTCATCTGATTTCTATCATATATATCTCTCATTTGAACATATGTATTAACAATAAGATTAATAGAAACTGCTATTGCGGATACACCAGCAATAACTGCAAAAAATTTTGTAAGCACAGTTGACTCACCATGATAAACTGTATAAAAAGTATAGATAATCAGTGTAATAAATAGAATTACGAATGAATATAGAATATTTTTTAGTGTTTCTGTTGTCATTTATTAATGCAAAATAAATTTAAATAATTCAATTCAAATTTGACCTATTGCCATATGAGAGAGGGTCGTTCCTCAAATCATGTTCTTATCAAATTTTAAACTGTTCATACGTTTAAAAATTATAAAGTTGTGTTCATAAAGAAATCGTTTTACAGTATACTTTTGAGTTGTTTCGGGATTCGCAATTTTAGTTACATTAATTATAATACACATTGTATTATAACTGAAATTAGTAGTTCTTTATAATGACTTCATTTGCCTTCGCGTTTGGATTTTTCGAGTTGATAGACCGTTTACATAATATCGATTCAATATTATAGTCAGTATCACTAAAGTTTTCTCTGACTAAGCTTACATCTGCATTGCTCATCATAAACTTATTATTCAATCGTTTAATCAGTTCAAATAGTTTATTATGATTTTCAATATTGAATCCAGTCTTATTATAACATACGAACGATGTTGAATTTTCAGGTGCATAAGGAGGGTCGAAATAGACGAAATCATTATCTCTAATTGTAGATACTGATATTTCAAAATCACAACATTCAAAAATTACAGGTTGAATAAGAGATTGAATTTCGTCTAGATGACTCTTGTTTATGATTTCGGGATTATCATAATGTCCGTAGGGTACATTAAATCCGTTACTTCCCTCTCTATAAAGCCCCCTGAAACAAGTTTTATTGAGAAAGATAAATTGAGAGGAAGCCAATATCGTTTTTTTATCATTATTCTTATTGTATTGATTTCGAATCCAGTAGTAATAACTTTCTTTCGATGTTTTTGCTTCTTCAATTGTCTTTGATTTCCTGTCTACAATTGAACCGGTACATAGATTATATTCATCTATGATTGTTCTGATTGTTCTGTATAGTTCTTCGTGATTTGTTTGTATATTTTTATAGACATATATTAGGGTTTCGTTTAAATCATATGCTTTGATAGCACCTTTTACTTTGATAATGCCTTGTCTTATATATGATAGTAGGGCTATAAGAACACTGCCTCCTCCAACGAATATCTCGTGATAATTGTTGATTTCCGTTGGAAAAGAAGGCAGAAGTTTATTTAAAATTTGAGACTTTCCTCCAACCCATTTTAATATAGGTTTTGGAATATGTGTTAGTTCCAATTTGTTTTCCGATTTAGACTCACCACCTGATTCTTCTATTAACCGAATCAATTCAGCCTTATTTAATCCTGAATAAGATTTGATATTATTACTTTTACAAAATTGTATAAGCTCGTTTTTTCTTTGTTTTTCGAGCGTAACTTTAGTATCCATTTTCTTTCCTCTAATCTTTTCTTTAGAATCATTACTCTCTTCTAATATACCCCGTGTTTCCTGTTGCTTTTCGGTCCATAATCTCTTGAATTCAGAGATGCTAGAGCTATTATCGATAATAGTCATAATGTATTCATCTACTTTTTTAATAAGTGACATCTTAAAGATTAAAATTAAATTGAGAGAATTTCAATTTGATTTGAACTTGACAATAATGCCATATGATACATATGGTATTACAATTTATTATACTTGAACTATACTTGAATATAACCATTTAAATCGCCTTCGAAACATTCCAAACGTTCTTTTTGTTATCAAAATAAACACGTTGTCGAGATGCATATTTTTCTCCAATCTCTGACAAAATATTGTTTGTATTGTTGATTACTTGCTCTACATTATGTTGATATGAGAGAAGAGTAGTCTCGATATAATCTCTCGGTGTAAGCCTCGTCATAAACGCGCCGTTTTCAGTCCTGATGACTTTCTTCAGTTCCTCTGATAAGGCGATTTTGGTGATGTTCAAAACTTGGCAGATTTCGAGCTTCTTAACATATTTGTTGTGTTTCAATTTCATAAGTCGTCTGTAGTCTGTTTCGGTAATATTATTGTTGATGAATTTTTTCCTGAGCTCTGCAAATGTTCGGTTAGTAAAAGTATAATGTACCGGATTATACTCTTCTTGTAGTTCCATTACAAACCTGAAAGTATCTTCAAACTTTTTCCTATCTTCCTTGGGTAAATGACCTTCGACAAAAGCAAAAATTGGACTCCATGTTATCAGTTCATCACAGGGTCTAATATCTCCTTCCTCTCTCCTGATTTTATCATTTTTCCTCAAAATCTCGTAATAGTGAGGATTGTGAATTCTTCCGGTCTCGATGTTCAAAGTAGTCCAACTAAAGGCCGTATGACAGACTATACAGAACATCTGGTCACATCCCTCTGTCTTAAATATAGCAACTCCACACTTTGGACAAGGCTTGCTATTCTTCTTGATTTCCTCGAGATTTTGAACTAAATTAGGGTCACAAACATGTCCGTCTTCCCCTGCTTCAGCCCCTGCTTCTCCTTCATCGCCGTCTTTTCTTTCACCGTCGTTTTCTCGAGTAGTTGTAGTCTTGGTCTTGAGCTCTCCACACTTATTGCAATGGGGTGTCTCACATAAACGGCAATACCATCTATTATTGAGAGTACCCTTACAATTTGAAACTGAACAATGCTTGATAAATGTATTCTTTTTCAGTTCTTCCTTCTTTTGTTCTCCAGTCATCTCATTTCGAGCATTTAGGTAAACCAAATCTACTTCCTTTCGAACTTCCTTCATATCTTGATTAATCCGCATATTTTTCATCACTTCAAATGATAACCCAATAGAAGAAAGCATATTCTTGGTAATTTCTTGGTCAATATTGTGCATGTCCAACACAGTGTTTTGCATCTTCTCCATCATGCCTTGAAATAAGATAAATTTCAGCTGTAAACCCATAATCCTTGTCGACTTTTTTACGAGATTATCTTGCTCAATCTCGATTAAACTTTCTTGGAATAATGATTTCTCCTTTTGTACTAGCTGTTCAAACCTGTAGTCCGTGTATTTCTTGTAAGTGGTCTTATTGCACAGTTTCCAAACTGTATCTAGGTCATAGACCTGCTTACAACTCATGCAATTGGTATCTCCAGGAGTAGTCATCAAATAAGTATCAAAGCACTTTTTGCAACATCTAAATTTACAGAAAGGGCAAGTAATACTATTTTTCATGGTGTATTCATCACCGCATATGTCACAATCCATATCGGGAAAAACAGAAGGGAGAATAGAAAGAACATTCTTCTGTATCTTTTTTATCTTCTGGGGTGGTTTAGACTTTGGTACATCCTTTGATGCATTTGTAATTCGAGCCAACACATTTGGTGCATCCTTTGATGCGTTGGCAATTCGAGCCAACAACGCATCCATAATAGGAGTAGCCGATTGATTAGTCATATTAACCTCTCCAATAATCATATTATTTTGCTTGGTTTCGTTTGACATGGACACTGACTTTTCTTCCCTATTTTTTAATAACTCAATTTTTTTTTGGTTTGGTAGGTGAAATCGAAAACTGATAAGAGGTGAAACTAACTACTGAAAACTGATAGTAACTACAATATAAGTTCTCATGTTTAATTACTGAACTCAACTTCATCTGAATTTTATATGTTATACATATAAAATTTTATTACATTATATAATTTCTTAAAGACGAAATAATATAGGACTGCTTTTCAATCTGTCGTTGCATTCGAAATACCATTGCTTGTAAATCAATAATTTGCAATTTGTAATCAAGTCCTTCTTCAGCGATAGCTTCTTCGAGTTCTTCTTGTATGTTGATTTGTTCATTCATCTCCTCTTGCTCCAGTTCAACTTCTTGTTTCATTTCTTGTTCTATTCTCAGTAGAAACGTTATTTCTGCTTCAAGTTTCATTTCTTTTTCTCTCCTTGCTTGTTCTTCTAATTCCAGTTTCATCTTTTCTTCTTCTTCTCTCCTTGTTCGTGCTTCAATTTCTCTTCTTCTTTGGTCCAGTTCTTCTTCTTCCATTATTTCACATTCAAGTTCTTCTTCTTCCCTTTGTGCTCGTTCCTTCCATTCTCTCATAGTTTGTTCACGGGCTTCTTGATATCCACGTTCAAGAATTTCCCGTTGCCGTAAGACTTGTTCACGGGCTTCTTGTTGTTTCCTTTCTTGAGCTTGATGTTCCCTCAAGACTCGTTCACGGGCCTCTCTTTCTCCCGCTTCTCGAGCTTCTTGTTCTCTCAAATATTTCACTACTTCTTTCATAGCTATTTCTTGTTGGAATATCATAGCTTGTTCAATAGTCATAGAATGATTCTGATAGTTATTCATGGATGGACCTGATTTTTCTTCCCTATTTTTTAATAACTCAATTTTTTCCGTTTGAAAGCCGTTTGAGAAAGTGAGTATAACTCGACACTTACGATTAGCATGTTGTAATACCTTTCGGTATTATAACTTTATTGATTGGAATATTAGATTAAATTAAAAACGTTCTACCCGGCAATAGTAGCAGATACCACCATCAACATTATAATGTCCACATGCCAAACAAACATCTTCTTGTTCGTCTTCTTGATATTCATATTGGTATTCTTCTTGTTCGTCTTGCTCGTATGGTTGGTCTTCGTATTGGTTTAAAATGTATTGCCCAAAGAGATAATAATTCGGACGTCGTGTCTGAAATAATTTTCCAATACAATCTTTGCAATAATTGTTCTCGTAATGAAATTGCTCGGTTAGGTCAAGTGAACCATCGAGAAACATTGTATAATAATGAGTTGGTTTACATTTACAAAAAAAGCACATATGAGATTTATTATTCACATAATCGAAACAATCAAAGCAGACCAGTTTATCTGCGTTGACCAATCGATGAGCACCCTTTTCAAGAGAGTCTTGGCATAATTCACAAGATTCAATATAATTACCTACCGACTCTTTTACACCCTTCTTTGGTTTATCTCGAGTTCCAAAATTTGGAAAAGTCAATTCAGGTGGAGGAACAAACGATTCCGACCGGAGGTAATCATCGAGTCTCATGTTGTTCAATAGCTTTTTAGCCCAAGTTGAAGAGTCAGTTGAGATACAGATATCTCCGTCATTTCCATACTTAAACTCCTTATCATCTGTGAAATGAGAGAAGCCACAGATAGCAGAGCAGGAGTCCGAATAATCATAAATATTCATTTCTGATTGTGAATTCATAACGCTTGCGGGTGTATTTTTTTATCACAGTCTTAAAAAATCATTTTTTTCAACTCGAATATCAACTCGAATGGTATATAAATTGAATTCTATATATTTTTCGACTATATTTTAGAGCATGCCATCTTTCGAGCAAGTGAATGATTATGTTATGAGTATGATTAATAGTATCGGTGACGATATGAACATTGCTGATTTCAGGAGATTATGGTTATCGAAGAAGGGAGAATTTGGTGAAATGTTTGGAGAGAAGGTGGAAGTGGTGGTTGTCACAAAAGATTCGGTTGAAAAGGAGCCTTCTGCATATGTTAAATTTTGCCGTGAACGTCGTCAGGAATTAAAAGATAGGAATCCAGAATTGAAGGGAATTGATATTACTCGAGAGCTTGCTAGATTATGGAAAATATATAAGGTCAAAGGAAAAAATATTCAAGAGGAGAAAAAGCAGGAGGTTGTTAAAGTGGTGAACGAAGGAAAGCAGGCTGTGGTTAAAGAGGTAAACGTCTCGAATGAAGGAAAGCAGGCTGTGATTAAAGAGGTAAACGTCTCGAATGAAGGAAATCAGGCTGTGGTTAAAGAGGTAAACGTCTCGAACGAAGGAAAGCCGGTTGTTGTTAAAGAGGTAAACGTCTCGAACGAAGGAAAGCCGGTTGTTGTTAAAGAGGTAAACGTCTCGAATGAAGGAAAGCAGGTTGTGGTTAAAGAGAAAAAGGCAAAAAAGATTAAAGATGAAATACCAAAGACGAAGAAGATTACAAGAGCAAAGAAGGTTGAATCGAAGTCAACGGAAGACCCTGAATTTATTCAGTATTGTAATGAGAATAGGATGAAGATAAAAGAGAAATATCCAGATATGAGTCCTCTTGAAATTACTCGAGAATTGGCAACTGAATGGAAGAAACACAGGATGAATTACAATGATAATTTACAAGAGATTAGGAATATAATAAATCAGGCGATGGGACTGTAGAATGAATAAAAAATTGACTTTGTTTATAATTGTAAAAATACAATTATGAACACCAACCATATATAAAATGAATATCTTTTTTCTTCATTTGCTACCTGAGATTTGTGCTCAGATGCATTTAGATAAACATGTTATCAAGATGATATTGGAGACAGCTCAATTATTGTCTTCTGCTCATCATATGACTAATTGTTCGGTTTATACTCCAATGTATAAGCTGACTCATCAGAAACATCCAAGTTCTATTTGGACTCGTCATTCAGTTGAGAATTACAGATGGTTATCTCAATTGGGTCTTGAGTTATGCAAGGAATATACTTATCGTTATGGTAAGGTACATAAGTCTCAAATAGAGCTGGAATTATTGCATATTAATATTCCTGACATACCTATTTTATCCTTTAGTCCTCCTCTTCAAGCGATGCCCGATATGTATAAATCTTCGGATTGTAAGCTCTCAGAAAGAAGCATCGATAATACTATTGAATCTTATCGTGCTTATTACTTCTTTGCAAAAACAAAAATATTGAGTTGGAAAGGGAAGTATAATAGTCGTGAAATTCCGTTTTGGATAATTGAGATGAAGGAGATGTTTGAATAAATTTTAAGTTGTAATTCAATTGAGAATAATAACTTTATAAGGTGATATTTTGTAATTCTATTGACAGATTTACTATATTGATTTCTATAAAATGGTAGAAAACAGGGGGAAATACAGTTAAAATAATGATTATAATCATCATAAAATACATTATCCTCATATATTCGAGAATATTGAAGTCGTAAGCAAGGATGATTATGATAGTTTGTAATATGAAACTAAGTACGAATTTATATAAATATACCTCGTCTTCATTCAATAGATTGATGATTGAATTTTCAAGTTGTTCTGTAATATTAATTCCGATCATCATAAGAATAATATAAAAAGTTATCAAATTCATATTGTTTGTCAATATGAATTTTGAATATATTTTGAAATCATTTTAAATATTAATTGTATTATAGTATAATAAATGCCAAAGACATATACGTTATATCCCCCTGATAACTTAACAAAAAAATATAAAGTGTATGTTATCAGTGAGTCTGGAAGGATAAAAAAGGTTCAATTTGGAGCTTCTGGAATGAGCGATTATACGAAGCATAAGGATAAGGAAAGAAAGCAACGATACATCAATAGACATAAGAAGAGAGAAAACTGGAAGGACCCGACAACGGCAGGTTTCTGGAGTTTATGGGTATTATGGAATTTACCTACAGTTAAACAGAGTTTAGAATATACTAAAAGAAAATTTAGGTTAAAGCCTCAAAGTTTTTAAGGTCTTTATTGACTACAAACTGCTAATCCGGTTGTTGTTCGTTGTTTGTATAAAACATAAACAGAATAAGATATTGATAAAAAAGCAATTACAATTCCAACTACAAACAATACATTTTTCATTTTTTTATTTTTTTTATTGACAAATGTACTTGAACCGGCAATACCACCTCCTCCTGCTGCAAAAGCCAAAGGAACAGTCAGACATGCACCACAAAATTCTTCCTTATTTTCATCATCAAATTGTTTTTGAGTCATTTATTTACAAAAATATTTTTAATATCGATAATTATTACTGATTTGATGATACTCTAACTGCAAATTTTATATTGACGTACAATTTAAAATTTTACACTTTATTTATTGACTCTTGCTTTTCTGATTGTAGGTTTAATTTCGGTTATTACTTTTTCAACTCGTTTTTTAACCTGAATTACTGTCTTTTTCTTTCCTTTTGGTTTTTCTGCTTCATTCATTACAACAAGCCATTCATCATATTTAGCTTTGAATTCATCAAGGTCATTAATCCAAAGTTGTTTTTCGGTTATATTTGTTAATGTTTCAATTTTACCAATAAGAGTTTGAATCTCATTTCTTAATGTGATTACCTTCTCTTCAGTGAAACTTCGAACTTGCATTCCAAGGAGATATTCATATCCTCCATTTTCTCTCTTCAAATCCTCATCATAGTTTCTTGTCTTGAGATTCTGGATGATTACTATCTCTTTTTTCTTCATTATATCCAAAGTATCATCCATCACCTCACTAACAAATCGTTCCTTATTTTGAAGCATTTTCAATTCGACTCCAAGCTGTCTTAGTTGATATTCTTTACGAAGATGATAGTATTTATATCGAACAACACAAAAATTATTCAGGATTTCATAGACTGAATCATACTTCTTTATCTTATTTTTATCATCAAACAATACCATATTCGAAGTGTATAGGTAACTATGTAATTTTAGATTTTCAATTGAACATTCAAACTCATTTCCATTCGTAATAATAAACTTGACATCATTTGGAGTTGAATAGTTTTTCATTGTTTTCAGTTTCTTTTCTTCTTGTAAATCTTCACAAAATTCCTTGAACTTATTAGTCCACATATTGATAGGAAGTTCTGATACTTCAAATCCATTCTTATTTTCCTCGATGATTCCTTTTGTAATATATCTTTTAACTTTTGATTCATCAGCTTCGATTGTTCCCTTGAATCCACGATACCAAGGAATTAATGTAGGAAGAACTGATACATTTTCTTTTCTCTCGCCTGTATCTTCCGATGTATTGTTGTTCAACCAATCTTTAATACCATCGATGATTTCAATGGGATTAAAACAAGGAATGTTACAAGACCAACCTGTACCGATTCCTGCATTACAACCATTTACCAATATCATAGGCAAGATAGGAATATAGAATTCTGGTTGAACTAAATCACCATCATCACTGACTTGGGTCAATAAAGCCTCATCTTCCTCTCTAAAAATATACTCTGTCAAATACTCCATCTTTGTATAAATATAACGAGGACTTGCTGCATCAGAACCACCTTCAAGTCGAGTTCCAAACATGCCATCTCTATATAAAAGAGGAATGTTATTGGTTCCTGGAAACTCATTTGCCAGTCCTATAATAGTATCACATAAGTTCTGTTCTCCATGATGATAGTTCGAATGTTCTGCTGTATAACCAGATAATTGAGCTACCTTTAGAGACTGACCTGAATATCTCAAGTTTCTTTTCTTAACTGCATATAAAATCTTTCTCTGAGATTCTTTCAAGCCATCGATAAAGTTTGGAATACTTCTACCACAATCGGCTATCGAAAACTTAATCAATTCACCATTGATAAAAGAAGACAATTCCATATGTGATATTTCAGGTTGGTCATCAAGAGAGAAAATATGGTTTTCAATCGAATAGTCAGAAAGCCATTCCTTTCTCATATCTGATTCTTTTTTACTAAAGACTTTGCTCATATTGGTATCAATATCGTTATCCTTTATATATTCGACCATCTTCAATCCAAAAGTATCAGGAACATCTTCAGGTCGAGTTGTTCCCAACCCTTTGTAATACTTTGTTTTTACCTTCTTGTTTTGTTCTGAAAACCACTTTTGAAATCGTTTCTCATCATAAAATAATATATCTTCTCCCTTTGGAATAAAGACTCGAACGATAGGAGTTTTCATGCTTACCAAAAATGGTTTTTCTCGTTGTAATAAGCTTGGAAATAGATAATGAAAGAAATTAATGAGTAATCCTTCAATATGACATCCGTCTACATCAGCATCCGTCATTACCATAATCTTACCATAATTCAATGAGTTGTAATTTGCTTCATCTAAATAGTTTGTATCATAACGGAGACCGATGGTTTGAATTAGATTGGTAATAACCTTATTAGAAGCAATTGATGTTGGTGTAAAATTTCTCACATTCATCAACTTTCCTGTTAATGGGTAGATACCAAACCAGTCTCTTCCTGCTTTACCATATACTCCTTTTTGGATGCCTGCAACAGCATATGTTTTTGCCGATAGTCCTTCACAAATGATTAGAGTACACTCATTTGCGTACTTTGAACCGGCGAGATTAGCATGGTCGAGACCATCTATCTTGATTATTTTCTTTCTTTTACTTTCTGATTTTTTCAAGACTGAAAACTCCTTTGAACGAATGATATCTTCAATCTTACTCATAATTGACCATTTGCATATGGCACTAATTTGGGTCTTCTTTATATCTGCTTCTACAGTAGGAGATTCAAGCTTATTTTTACTTTGACCATCAAATTCAGGTCGAACTACTGTTGAATTCACAAACAGTTTAAAAAACTGTTTCACATCATTGATATTGATTTTAGGTGCTTTTGATTTTGTTCCGTTGAATTTATCAACTATAGGTCTGAAAATAGCTTCTGACCAAGCATCAACATGAACTCCTCCGAGCTTTGTTGATATACCATTTACGAAAGAGATATGTTGAAAGTCGTCATCAGAAGTGCATAATACAACTTCAGAATTTGGTATTTTTATAGCTAGAGATTCTTCACTCGGAGAAGAGTATATAGACGCGTATGTTTGTAAACTGCTAACAGGAATCAGGTCTTCGTTGATATATACATTGATTTTAGTCAACATCGCCGAATCGATAACGTAACGAGTATATAGACTAATAATATCATCAGTATATTTTTCAATTTTGAAAAGAGTAAAGTCTGGAATCCAACTGATTTTAGTATAACCTTTCTTAATTTTAGTATTAGTGATAACAGGTCCTTCTGTCGACCTCATATTATTGACCCATGTTTGTTTTAGGATTTTACCATTTTGAGGGTCTAACCCTTCAACATTAAACTGAGACGAGAAGACATTGAGGAGTTTAACACCAAGACCATTTTTACCGCTTGTAAATCTATCTTCGGTATCGTCATAATTTGAACCGGTTAAAAGATGACCGAAAATGAGAGAGTGATTATAGCATCGATTATCTTCATTCAATTCAATAGGAATAACATCACCGTCGTTCAAAATTGATGTCAAACCAGTTTCTCTGTCAAAGTCAACTTTAATCTTGGTGCATTTTGTTTTTGTGGTTTTGCTTCTTACAACATTATCAATCGCGTTTGATAATGCCTCGATAAAAACACGCATAATTCCAGGTGAAACCGAAATCTCTTTTTTGTAGATTCTATATTTACCATCTACTTTTTCAGCAATGTATTCTTCTGATTTTTTAATCGTTGTCGAGCCGATATACATATCAGGACGAAGCATAATATGTTCAATAGGGTCTTTCTTAATATATTTCTTGGATGAAGCCATTTTGATAATTCTGATTTATAGTTAAATTAAGTTTGTAGTTTTCATTTTAAATTTTAACTGTATTTAAAGTTAAATTTTAATATATTTATCGTTTGAAATTCAAACAGAACTTACTATTTAGTAGTTACCTACTGCATCCCAGAATGATTTTTTAGTTGATGGTTGTTGTTCATATTCGGTTTGTTCTGTATCTGGAATATCATCAAAAAAATCATCATCAATATCGTTAATAGAAAGAGGTTCATTTTCTAGTATTGAAGGTGGTTCATATTCGGTTTGTTCTGTATCTGGAATATCATCAAAAAAATCATCATCAATATCGTTAATAGAAAGAGGTTCATTTTCTAGTATTGAAGGTGGTTCGTATTCAGTTTGTTCTGTATCTGGAATATCATCAAAAAAATCATCATCGATATCGTTAATAGAAAGAGGTTCATTTCTTATAGCTTGTTCATATGATTTTACTACATCTCGCTTCAGTTGTTCTATCTTATCAATATATTCTCTATCTCCCATTTCCAAACCATAGTGTAATTTCATTAATTCTATTAGCTCTATTTTATACGAATTAACAATACCGATTAGTTGTAAAGATAATATTGTATTCTTTTCAGATTGTTTTCTAGAATGATTCATTAGTTCTTGTAATAGTAATTCGGTTTCACGATACTTTTCCGTTGTAAGGAGATTATCCCTTATACTTACACAACTTTTTTGTTTGGGATTTTGGTAGCTATAGGTTTCAAGAGAACCTATATGTTTTAAAAATTCTCTACATATTTCAATATGTCTATCACCTGCATAAATGAATATATTCGAGCTTTCTAAAGGTCGATTACCAACAATTCTAGAGTTATATCTTTTGAATACACGAGATAAACAATACATATCGACTGATAATGAACTGATATTCATTAATAAAGCTACAACAGGTTCAAAGTATTCAGGAAGTACAAACGGAATATGTCTTGATTCCTTCATATAAGAAATGAGTTTTCCAATCTTATAATCTACAGTAAGATTGCATAGAGATTGATATTTATCAATAAAAAAATCAATGATTTTCACTCTCATATTATCATCAACTTTACTTAGTTCTTTATCAACATATTTGTTGGTCAATGTAATATCCATTATATTTTTTCCTGTCATTTTTCCAGTATCAATCAGATTGGATAATACTTCAATTGCTTTATCTCCTAGCCTTCTTAATACTGATAATTTCAATTCAAAATCAATATTCATAATTAGGATATTGTGTATTACTATAAGATATAAATCATCATAAATTTCATCAGGATTCCACGATGTTCTAACGTTGATATTATGAATCCTCATTCTTTGACATTTAAAAACTTCACGAGTTGAAGGTTGAAGACACTCTAAAAAATCTCTGGTTATATCATTCATTATTTGACTTGCTGATGTTACTGTACTTGTTCTTTGATTGAGAACAGCTGTAAATATGGTGATAAAATCATGATTTGGATGTGAATACAACATATATCTAAGAGTATCGCTAATGGCTTGTGATGTTTGAATGCCTGAAATATCATAATGTGATAAGTCTCCTTCTGTTTTAGGCTTGCTAAAACTAAACATTGATAATTCAATATATAGGTCAAAAAATGAAGGAGAATTTTCAGATAATCTCTTTATATACTCTGAAAAACTTATTGAATCCATTGGTAAACAATGGCCTCTGGTATCTTTATGTTTTTCACCAAATAGATAGAATGATTTTCTATTGAGCATCAATTTATAGAAACTTATAGGTCCTTCAATTATATCTACATTATATGTTTTCGGAAATTGAAGGCGGTCTATGAGTTGTTTTAATACAGGATTTACTGTTTCTTTTATTTCTTCTTTTTTCTCATCTGATAAATCTTCGATATAAAGAGCATCGTAAGTTTCTTTAAATGCTTCTATTTTTTCAGGTTCGCTTAACTTCATATCTTCTGTCATTTATAGATAGAAACTTATTTCTAATTGAAAAATATTACTATTACTATAACTAAATATACTGAATTTTATATTGAAAAGCAATATAAAATTTATAATTATAAAACATCAACTACACCATCTGTATAAGTATGTGTATCTGTTTGAAATGGAATTTCCGATATTTGTAGTTTGAATTGATATGGAAAAAGGTATGCATTATAACTTATGTTTACAGTCTCTGGTAATGACTCGTTTATAGAAAAGTAAAAACGGATATTGAAGTCAGAGTATGTTGAACAAAGTATGATTTCAAGGTCATTGTCAACAGAACAAGAATATAAATCATTAATATACAATTCTGAATAATATATATTATTAAGTTCAATACAATCTATCTTATCTAATGAATTAGGAATGAAATAGTCATAATAATACTGATTTTGATTTAAAACTAATTTCAAATCAGCCGTTTTCAGACTAAATTCAATCTTATATCGATAAAAGTTTTCATTCTCATTTCTGCTTATATTACTTATCTCTTCATTGTTGGATTGCAGAACAGTCTTGTTTTCCATAAAATTATTAAAGTGAATCATTATTTATACTCTGATATAAGTATTTAAATTGAGTTGCTTCGTTTAAATCTTTTCTACCTTTTTCTGTTTAATTTGAACTAGTTCTTTATTCTGTTCTACAAATAGTTGTTTGTAATTGAAGGAACAACTATGAGTATGAATATGACCAGAACAATAGTAGTTAGAACATCTACAGACATATAAGTCTTTTAGCATCATACTGATTTTCTTATTACATAACTTACACTTCAGCATTTATTTTATAATCTAAAATAAATATAAATTTTAAGTTGAACCTGAAACAAGAACAGCAATTACTGTTAAAAGGAACATTAAACCACAACCATATAATATATACTTCTTGGCTTTATCCTCATCAAAGTCTGAAAATTTAACTACATATACAACCCATGATAACATTAATAAGAGTCCAATAACAAGAATGACTAACATATTCTTTCTCTTTTCAGGAGTAATCCTTAACACAGCCAAACCTTTATGTTCCTTAGAACACGTACAATTTCCCTTTTTATCATAACCACAACCATAAGGGTCATTTCCCTCACAAGAACAATCGCTACTAGTTAGACAAGAACATACGTTATTTACGCATTTTCCAGGCGGAGTATCAACTCCATTACAATCAGAATCAACACTACAATTTTCACAGTATCCTTTTTTACTACAAGTAAGATTACTTCCATGTATTCCTAATTGTCCACAATCACCAACTGAACCACAATCTGGTTTATTTGCAAATAAATTTTTGTCTAAAGTTGGTTTTGGTTCTGAACTTGGACCTGAACTTGGATTCAAAATTTGAGAATCAGAATTTTCCATTTATTAGTATAAATAATTTAAATTTAATTAATTTGAACGATATATTCAAATAATAAATGATTCGCAATGACCTTGAAAACAAGGTTGAATTAGTAGGAGAAGTTAATGATTGGTCAATTGATATTGAAGAGATTCTCGATAAAATCAGACTAAATTCAACTACAATGTGTGAATTTCATAAAGGCAATTACTATAATGCAAAAGGTCGTCTTAAGTTCTTTAAACTTCCAACCATAATCCTATCTGGAATAACTTCCGTATTTTCAGTTGGCTTGCAACCTTATCTTGAACAGGGAATAATAAGCGTAATAACGTGTTTAATAGGATTGATTATAGGCATTATAAACTCGATTGAACTCTTCCTAGCAATTCAAAATACAATGGAAAGCGAATTGAAAATAAGTAAAGATTTCTATCTATTATCTATTGACATATTCAAGGTATTAATGTTAAATAGAACTAATAGAGTCGATAAAGGGAGAATATACTTAGAAGAGAAATATAATATGTATTGTAAATTGGTAGAAAATTCAGTTCTTGTTAATAGAAGCATAGTAGACAAGCTTGTCCCAATAGAAGATATGATAATAAAGAGAAATACAATCAAAAAGGAAATAAGGAGTTCATCACCAATCAATAACTTACTTTCTGGAATCAAGAATAGAATAAGTAATTTAACTCCAAATTCAAAAGGAAATGATGACAATAAAATATTAGAAATGATAAATAGTGAATCGGAAGGTGATTCTATTATTAAAACTATTGTGATTGATACTCAAGTTAAAAATACAATAACCGAAAATAAGGATGAATACGTGTAGTAAAATTTTAAGTTATATTCAACTTAAAATTTAATTGGTTTGTGTCTTAATACTTGCTTTACATACTGGACAAACTGGATTATAATGCCCCCATTCTTCAATACAATTTTTATGAAAGATATGTTTACAATTTAAAGTTGATACCGTATCATCATCTTTATAATCATCAGAACAAATTGAACAACTAGAGAATGTCTTTTCTGACTCTGAAAAAAGTTGAGATTGAACATCAAGCTTAATTTTATCATTTCTTTCAAGTTCTTCACTAGCGGAAGCTTGCTGAAAGAGAGAATTAATGAAATCTTCTTGTGAATTATCTGGAAAGTAGTTCATAAAATTATCCAAGAAATTAAAGCTGTTAAGCAGTTCATTCATCCTAATGTTTCTCAAAGCATCATTGTAGATGACCTGAATCTGAACTTCCATATTTTGTCTGTTGAAATCTCTGAGACAATTATTACAACCACAGATGCCTCCATATAAATGAGATGGTTCACGGATATTGATTCTAATATTATTATTGTTTTCCATATTCTTTATCTATGGAAAAATTAATTTATAAATTCAATTTAAATTAGTCATAATTTTACCGTATCTATCAAAAATTATAAAAATGAAAAAAATACAATTTAAACCATAAAATCAGCCTATTCCAAATGACTCATATCATAACTAATGAAGAAATTGAATTTATTATTGACTTTATTAAACCACAGGTTGGTATTCCCCTCGATAGTGCGATGTCTATCGTCGAGAACAATAAGGAACGTTTCAGAAAACAACTCAGAGGACAAGAAGTCTATACTGAAATCATCCCCCAACTAAAAGGAGAAATCGAAAGGAACTACTTCAATACTCTAGTTCAAGCAGGAGAAAGTGTAGGTATCATATGTGCGCAAAGTATCGGCGAAAAACAAACTCAAACTTGTCTTAATACTTTTCATTCTGCTGGTATTTCAAACAAGACAATGACTACAGGTGTACCCCGATTCCAAGAGCTAATCAACGCAACTAAAAATCCAAAGATGGTGAACCATAAAATTTACTTTAATGAAGGAAGAGATTCAATAGAAAACCTACGGAACGTAGTTGGTCATACCATTACATGTCTCACCCTGAGTGACATTTCAAAATCAATCACTGTTGAATATAATAAAGAACCAGAAGATTGGTACGAGGTCTACAAGGTGTTTTATAACGACGAATTTACACGTTTCAAGAACTGTGTAATTGTCAAACTAAATATGGGTAAGCTTTTTGAAAATAAACTTACAATCGAGAAAATCGCAACTGTAATTAGCTCTGAATTTTCAGACTTACATTGTGTATTTTCTCCCTGTCAAATAGGTGAAATCCATATATTTGTTGATACTTCAGACATTACTTTACCCGAAGATAGGATTATGTTTATTAATAAAGAAAACGCAGTTGAAATTTATCTTGAAGAGTGCGTAGTTACAACTGTATCAGAAATTCATGTATGTGGTATTTCAAGCATAGAGGAAATCTTTTATTCTCAAGATGATAAGACCAAAGAGTGGCTTATCGAGACAAATGCCATACCCAATAAGAATGCGAATAAACTTAATGCATACAAGAAATTACTCTCTCTTGACCATATAGATTTTACAAGAACGATGTCCAATAATATTTGGGATATATATGAAGTTCTCGGAATTGAAGCTGTAAAGGAGTTTCTAATTGAAGAGTTTACAAATATTATGGATGGAATCAATTCTTGTCATACAAAGTTATTAGTAGACAGAATGCTTCACGGAGGAGGAATTGCATCAATTACTAGATACACACTAAAGAAGGACGAGTGTGGACCTATGGGCAAAGCAAGCTTCGAAGAATCACTAGATAACTTCTTGAACGCTGGCGCCGCTGGTATTATTGAACCAACAGAAGGTGTATCATCGGCAATCATTTGTGGTAAAAGAGCAAATATCGGAACTGGAATGGTTGAACTCAAAGCTGATTTTAATAAATTACTAAAAAAGAAATAAGAGATTCTTATTTAACATATACGTAGGGACCTTCACCGTTTACTTGTTTTCCTGATTTTGATGGTTCAACATCAACTGATTGTCTTAAACAATGGACAAACCAATAAAACTTACCACTATTCCCGTATACTCTAAATTTACCCTCTATAACTTCACTTGAGTTATAGATGTTGATATTGCCGTTATATATGGGTGAAATTTGTACTGTAAAATCAGAAAATGATTTTACATACTTAGGAAGAGAAACTTCAACTGATTCGCTATTTGTTATCTCTGATTCTCCTCTATAATACACTCCTGCTTCAGGTCCTTCCAAACACCCGTGAACTAAATACTTCTCTTTATCAAGAGGATGGTTAATAATAAATGTTTTCGCAGAATTATCTTGAAATATTTCTCCACTTGTTTCACCCCACAGTAATAGATTATCTGTACCACCGACAACAGATCTAATTGGTTTTACAAAAAATGCACCTTGAATGTTAGTTGTAAAATTACTACCAGTAGCATTTAAAATAATTGAATTAACATGCTGAACTGTATTTCCAGCGTAAGTCCCAATTGCAATTGAATTAATTCCTTGATTTGTATATCCAGCTTGATAACCAATTGCTATTGAATTAATTCCTTGACCTGTAAAACCAGAACTATTACCAATACAAACTGAATAGTTATTAGCTGGACTATATTTAGAACAATCTTGTCCGATAGCAACTGTTCCTTCACCACAACCAATATATGAGCCACCAATCGAAACTGAATATTTTTTCGCGCCTCCTCCACTACCATCTGTACCAGTCTGATACCCTATGCAAATATTATCTCCTCCGTTATTTGTTTGACCTGCTCCGAAAGATATACAAATTGTATTTTGTGCATTATTATAGTTTACATTTCTCCCAATACATATACTATTTAAACCTCCTCCTCCTTGACTCATCAAACCAATTGATATAGAATTTTCTGCCTCATTAAGAGTCGTCAGAGTTCCAATTGAAATTTGTCCTGTTTTTGCCATAATTATTCTTCTTGTTGTTATTGAATCTGATATTGTTGCAGTTGTTGTATTTAATAATAGTGTCGAAGACCTATTAGATAAAGTTACCTTATCGTTGTATACCGAAAATGACATTTTATTATTAGATTTATTTATTATATTATTAATAAATGTCATTTTCGGTATACAACGATTATATAATTGCTGGTGAAGAAATATCAACATCACCAATTATAACTTCAAATTTAACAGCAGGAACTTCAATAACAACAAGAAGAATAATATCGTCAGATTCAACCGGTCAAGTTTCAATTGGATATGGTGCTAGTACAGTAGGAACATCTTCTGTTGCGATAGGGTTAAATACAGGTGGTGGAATTAATAGTGTATCTATTGGAGCAGAAGCAAATATAAATAATGCAACCTATACAGTTGCGATAGGATATCAAGCAGGAAAATCAAATAATGCAGGAAGTAATGTTTGTATAGGTCATCAGGCTGGTGTGGATGGTACAGGTTTGAAAACACAAACAGTAACTATTGGTAATTTAGCAGGTTATTATGGAGTTGAAACAAAGTCAGTAGCTATTGGTCATGGTTCTGGATATTCTGGTTTAGGCACAGAGTCTGTGGCAATAGGTTATTATGCAGGAGCTTCCGGTTCAAAAACTAAAAATGTCGCTATAGGATATCAAGCTGGATATACGGGTCAAGGAATTAATTCAATCGCAATTGGTTATCAAGCTGGATATGCAAATCAGCATGATAATTCAATTATTTTAAATGCACTTGGTAGTCCTTTTACAACTAACACTCAAAGTGCATTTTTTGTAAAACCAATTAGAAGTGGTGCATCTGGTGGTACTGATAAAGTATTACGTTGGAATTCATCAAGCGGAGAAGTATATATTGATTCTTCAAAAACATTTGTTATTAACCATCCTCTTGATAAAGAGAAGTATTTAGTTCACGGGTGTTTGGAAGGACCTGAAGCAGGAGTGTATTATAGAGGACAATCAGAAATAACAAATAATGATTCGGTAGAAGTTATTTTACCTGAATATACAAAGTCGTTCTCTCAATTTACAGTACAAGTTACTGGAATTTATAACAATAATAAAATAATTAATTATAATACATGTCAAGTTGAAGATGGAAAGTTTATGGTTTATGGTCGAAATGGTAGATTCTTCTGGTTGGTTCATGCTCTAAGAGTACCAATTAATGTTGAACCTTTGAAATCAGAGACTGTAGTAAAGGGTGATGGGCCTTATAAGTATATCGTTTAAAGTTTGTTAAATTCAAATGATTTCTATGCTCGAGTTCAAGGTGAATTATTTCTGATAAATTTACAAAATTGAATTTGCGAACAATCATAACCAATAATTAGTGTCACACCCAATGGAATCGAAGAATGATTATAATGATTATGATTATGATATATTTTCCAAGTTTACGGACAAGTTGAATTTCGATTATAATGCATGTGGAGATATATGCATTTCAACTGATTGTTCGTCTTGGTCAAAAGTATTGTTGAATAATATGAGACTTGATGATTACTTTGAATCTGAAAATACAACTCCTTCTTCAGAGTTTTTATCATTTCCAAATTTTGGTACGAAAAAGCGTGAAAAGAAGAAAAAGGAAACAGTTGAAGATTATGTTGATTTATGTGAATGTTGTAATCGTAAGCTCGATATTGACCGTTATATTCACAATAAGAAGATAATATGTTTTCAGTGCATGGACCAGATGAACAATGTATGTTTGACTTGTAAAAATAACGATACGATATTTAGAGAGAAGATAAAGGATGGAACTATAATGAAAAAGGGAAGAGATTCTGTTTATTCTGATACTGGAAAATATTGTCTTATTGAATACTCGAAGACTTATTGTAAGCCTTGTTATCGTGAATATGTCGATGATGAGTATGATAGATGTTTTAATTGTGGAATTGAATGTGAATGGGACCGTTACGATTATATTACAATGTGTTATGATTGTAAGTTATGGGGGTAAGTTACTGTTGAAATAGAAGAGAAATTGTAGTTTATATTTTATATACGAAAACGTATATAACATATGATAAGGGAGAGGATAATGTTTAAAGTACTGGGAAACCAAGAGCACCACCAGAAACTCTGATGATGTTGTTGTTGATAACAGTTACGATAAAGTCGTATGATTGAGGGAAAGGATTGAAACGAAGGTCACCTGTTGTTCCTAGGGCCAAGGCAGCGGCTACTGAAGCTTGAGCAGCGGCTGATGCTTCGGGACGGATAGAGACGTTTGTCAATTTACCGTAGTTAGTAGAACCCATTGGGTCAAGGCAGTAGAAGTCAAGAGAATAGGAGTAGCAATGAAGACCAGTTTTCTCAGGAATAGAAGGAGCGTGATACCAAGGATTGACAAGTGAGAAGTAATCAGAACCCATCTGTGACAAACGAGCAGTATTCTCGTACACGAGAGATGTTTGAGCAATGGGGTCATAACCTTGGTCTTGTCTGACTGACCAAGCACCAGCAGACAATGATTGAGGAGAAGCAGTACCATAAATAGACCATTCACCAGCGAATGTTCTGTTTCTTGCTGCAAAGAACAAAGCTTTGATGGCATGCGAGAAACGAATATCGTAACTGGGCTGGTTGTTTGTAACAGGAGCGAATGTTTGACGAGGAGCGGTTTGGACTTGTTCAATGAGGATATCACGAGGAGCACAGGCCATTCTCTTTCTTTCATCGTTGGAGACGATGGCATAGTTAGCCCATACACCAACATTTGAGAGTACTGGTGCGGTTGCAATGGGGAAAGCTGCGCCTGAACCAACGTGGGTGCTGACTGAAGGCTGGACTCTCTTATCAACAAGAGCACCAGCTGAGGGATTTTCAAGAATCAAAAGTTCAGTCCAGTCACGGAAAGAAAAGTTAATTCTCATTTCATTGTAAGGAAGAGCGGCGGTTGGGAGAGCTACACCGCTATCACGAGTATAGAAGAGGGGAATAGGAAGATTCAAAGTGGCTGCGGGAAGACCAGTTGCAGAAGCACCGAGAGCAGGCGCTCCACCTGGATTAGTTGGTAGAGTAAGAGTTGACACATTACCAATCATATTGTTATATCCTACTTGTTTGTTGGCTGGAACAGTGAACGCAGCCCAGAAGTCAAGATGGTAGTTATCAAAACGAGCGGCAACCAAATCATTAAAGGTAATGTTACACTCTCTGATAAGATTGTGCATCAAGTTAGCAGACCATCTAACCAACAATGATGATCCTGAAGGAGCATATGCTGAATTACCAACAGCAGGAAAGGTAACTCTCAACCAAGTATGAAGCAAATAATCACCAGCACGTGAAACGCTGACAGACCAATCTTGGCCGAATTGAGGAGTTCCAGAAGAGTTGGAAAGTACTACTGGAACTTGGGTAAACCAAGTTGATTTTCTAGTTTCGCGAACGAAATAAGCTGTAGCTTCGAGAGTACCGTAAAGGTATCTTTCAATTTCATCAAAGGTAGCAAGGTCGATAAAACCAGAAGTAAGGTTTGAAGTTGTCAAGGACATTTTATTATATACAAGATATTATTTTTAAATAAAAATTTATTTAAAAAAAATAATGGGCTTAAATGAAAAGATAAAAAAAGAAATATGTGTTCTAACGATATAGATATACTGGTCATAGACGACAATATAAGGAGACAGTTCGAGCGAGATTACAATGAAATACCTATATACCAAGACAGGTTGAATGGCATACTAAAGATACTGGAAACACCCAACTTAAATATAAGATTAAGAGAAATCTTATTGACCAATAGAGACCAAGTTGTCAATAAGATTCATAATTTAGAGATTAAAAGAGATTATAATTTCTATCTATTTGAAACATTGTCTATCATTGAAACTTACAAGGAGATTCTGAAGATACCTCTAAAATTGACCTTTATTGGCAAGCCTAAAAAGAGTAACGATGAAAAGAAAAACCTAATAGCACGATACTTATCTGTTGCTAGGAACTACTACGATATAAGCAATGTCGAAAACAAGGAAGATGAAAAAACATCTTTTTCAATATCATGTTCGAACTGTGAAAATGTAAATAGTAATCTATTCGATATTATCGATAATAATATCTACATTTGTAACGTCTGTTTTAATCAGCAAATTGTCATCAAATATAATTCATCTTATAATGATATCGACAGGGTGAATATAGCTTCTAAGTATATCTATATACGAAAGGTTCACTTTAGAGATTGTATTAATCAATATCAAGCCAAACAGAATAATACTGTTCATCCTGATGTATATAGAGATTTGGAAAGAGAGTTTTTCCAACATCATCTTCTATTAGGTGATGAGAATACTCCAAAAGAGATTCGATTTTCAAGGGTAACCAAAAAGCATATTCACATATTTCTGAAAGAGCTTAACTATTCAAGTCATTATGAGAACATAAATCTAATTCATTATGTTATGACAGGAGTAAAGTCAGTTGATATAAGTCATTTAGAAGAGCAACTACTAGATGATTTCAATGTTCTAACTGAGTTATATAGCACAATTAAGCATATCAAAAGGAAAAGTTTTATTAACTCACAGCACGTTCTGTATCAGCTTCTTCGTAGACATAAATTCCCTTGTAATAAGGATGATTTTATAGTATTAAAAACAACTGATAGGAAGTGTTTCCACGATGAGATAACAAAAGAGTTGTTTGAGACTTTAGGGTGGAACAGTGAACCATATTTTTGAATTACAATTCAGTTTGATTTGTAATTTTACTTATTTCTAATTGAAACTGTATAACAATTTAAATTAGAACAAAAGCATCGTCGAATATTTTTTTACAATAGGGAGATATTTGTAGATATAATGAATTCCAATTAATTCGCGGTCTCCTTCCTTGCTTACGTTGGTCGTCAAATGTTTGTGTCTTATTAACCTTTATATTTTTCCATTCATCAGACACATATTTAAGTTCAACTCGATAAACAATATATCTAGCGTCAAGAAAGTATATTTCATCCCATTCAGAAGAAGGAGTAAACGATATTGGTCCATCTGATGTAAAACATTTACACTCTAATTTACCTCTTACTTTTGATAAGAGGTCTCCATTTTAATTATTAATCAATAAAGGAACTAATCGATTAGCTATTAAACTAACAATTGGAACTGATACTGCATTTCCAGCTAATTTATATAGATTCATATCTGATAATCCAGA